ATAGTTTTTTTGTTAATTTTTTTTTTGTTTGTTTAACTTTATTTTCATGTTCACTTACTAATTTGATTAATTTATCGTGAATATCTTCGTTAATAACCTTTTTTCCGCCATACCTGTTTTCTTCATCACTTGTCTCTTCATCACTTTTGTCTTCATAAGCCCCTCCAGCCATTTTATTATGAAAAGATAAAGCCCAACTAGGAACCACTAAAGAATTGAATATATCAGAAACATTTTGATAACCACCTGTCTGGTGTTCACCGTTGTTTAATGTTACTATTGGAGAGAAACCGCCTTTCAATAATATTGAATTTACACTAAATCCACCTGTATTTATACCATTATCAGGATCATTATTAAAAACTAAATCTCCGCCATCAATGTAGCTCATATAAAATATCCATATAATATTTAATTATTATATAAGCGCTTTATCTCAGGAACGATTTTTGATGCACGGCTTTGTTTTATATGTTCCATTATTAACTTTACTTGATTTTCATTTTTGATTACTTCTCCTAAACATTTCTCTAAATATTTAAATGTTAGTTGTTCTGTAACTTTAACATTTGTAAATTTAAGCTTGTCACTACCTATTTGGAGAGTAGAATTTGAAAGATTATTATTAGATGCATGTGTAACGATATTTTCTTCCAAATCCTTTTTTTTCTCTCTAAGTTCTTTTACTTTATCATTTAACTGCTTAAGTTGGTTGTCATAAGTAACCCACTGTTGAATTTGGCTATTAAAGCTCATTTACTAATTATAAAATTATAATATAAAATATAAATTTTAATTTACAAATACTTAAAAGTTATACATGGAATTATATGGTTTTTGTGTTTTTTTAACGGTTTTTTCTGGTTTTACCGTAATATTGTTGAATTCCAAAAATAGTTAAAGGAACTGCACCTTTTTCTAAAAGAGGTAATAAACCAAGTGAACCTCCTTTTTTCCCTTTTTTATAACTGTGATTTAACGCTACAAGAGCAAAAGGAACAGCAGCTTGTTGTAAAATTGGTCCTACTCCTAACAATCCTCCTCGTTTACCCTTTTTCCCTCCTTGTTGGATTAATTGTAAATTTTGCGGAGTTGGCATACCTGTGAGCTGTGCGTTTTGTCCTTGAGCACCAACAATAATATTTGATTGGTTTTCACCTTGAGCGAAAACTCTATCGAATTGTGCGTTTGTTCCTCCATTTACGTAAGTACCATAAGAAGAAGCTGAGCTATAATTACCGCCTCTCATTCTGTGACTTCTTTTCCTTCGGCTACCGCCCATTTTTCTACTACCACCTCTTTTTGGCATTTATATAAATAACTTGAGAATAAAAATATTATTATATGTTTTGTTAAATATAAATAAATCTAAATAAATATAAATAAAAATAAAATTACTTAAATAATTTCCACAACCTTAAAATATTTTGAAATTAACTGTTTATTATGTAACAACGAAATTAAAATTATAAACATAATTAAATTTAGAACTAAAATAGTAGATAATAATATCGCAACTACATATATATATGGTTTAATTTCATACAGCATAATATTAATTAAGGGTTTAGTAAGAGTTTTTACCTCATTTTTAATATCTTCTCTCTTTAAAATATTTAAACATTGCTGGACCAATGTTTCTTTCATGAAAATAAAAATTATTAAATTATTTGTATTTATCCTTATTTATTTATGCGTGTTAAAATATATAAATATTTCTATATTTTGTTTAAATAATGGAAAATATAATTAAACCGGATGAAACTTTTGATTTTACAAAGTTGTCTTTATCACATCCTGTAGGAATACAAGGTGGCGCTTTTTTTACTAAAATCGAATATAATAACAAATCATTATATATTCAGACATGTAAATCTCTTACTAAACAGGGGTTCGTCAAAGCAGGTAAAAAATATTATTGTGATTTGATGCTTGACAAAAATTCAGAAACTTTAATAAACTGGTTCGAGAATTTAGAAGAAAATTGTAAAAAACTAATTTACGGAAAAAAAGATACATGGTTCGAAAATAGTTTAGAAGAAAATGACATTGAAACCGCATTTAATTCTGTTATGAAAATTTATAAATCCGGAAAATATTATTTAGTAAGAACTAACGTAAAAAATAATTCTTCAAATTTACCTTCTATTAATATTTACGATGAGTACGAGCGTGTTTTAACTATGACCGACATTACGCCAGAAACAAATATTATAACTATTTTAGAAATACAAGGTATTAAGTTTTCAACAAGAAATTTTCAGATTGAAATAGAGCTGAAACAAATTATGGCATTAAATAATGAGCCAATTTTTAATAATTGTTTAATTAAAACTGGCAAAACAATTGTTAGCGAAAAAGACAATTCTCAGTATGCTAATCAAAAACCTGATATTTTAGAAAGTACTTTAGAAAACGTTATAGAAAAACAAACATCTGTAGACACAAATAATAATAGTATCGAAAACACAGACAACGTCATAAAGGATGAAATATGTTATGAAGACAATGTTTTAGAACCTGTAGATATATTTTTAAAAAACAACAAAATAGAAGATACAAATAAAGAAGACATTAATAAGGAAGACATTAATAAGGAAGACATTAATAAGGAAGACACAGATGATATTTCTTTAGACATAAAGATGGAGGATTTAGACGAGTTTGTTGAAAACAACACAGATACATTAGAAGAAATAAAAGTTGACCTAAATATAGATAGTTTAGACACTATTCAGCTTAAAAAACCTAACCAAGTATATTTTGAACTTTATAAGGAAGCCAGAAATAAAGCAAAGTTAGCCAAGAAAAATGCAATATTAGCATATTTGGAAGCGAAGAATATTAAGAAAACATATCTTATCGAAAATATCAACGATAGTGATAGTGATTTTGACGCAGAAATAGAGGATGTTTCAGAAAGTGAATTAGAAGGATTATAAATTTTTTATACAAAATGTTTAGAATAATTAATATGTATTCTAAAAATTATTTTATCATTAATTTTATATAATGACTGTGTCTCTAAAAAAGCTATGGAATGACTACGGAATTGGAGCTATTATAGTTTTATTAATTGTCGCCTATGGCGTCACTGTATTTGCTGGTTATTTAGGCTCTAAGGGATTACCTGGTAACGAGTACAATTCACAAATGCAACCTCAGTATAAAGATACAAATGCCGTAGCTAGTAGTGGAGTAAAGCCTTCTGACCCTAATGGAAACGAAGTTTTTGCCTCGGCTAATGGTGTCCAAACTAGCACTCCAGGTGTCCCCTCATCGTGTTCTACACCCAATGTCCAAAACCCTGCCGAATTGTTACCCAGAGATAGCAACTCTCAATGGGCTCAATTAAACCCTTCTGGTAAGGGCGAACTTGCTAACGTTAATTTGTTGAAGGCTGGATACCATATTGGCATCGATACTGTCGGACAAACTTTAAGAAATGCTAACTTACAAATTAGATCGGAACCACCAAATCCACAGCTTAATGTGGGAATCTGGAACCAGACAACAATTCAGCCAGATTTTCAAAGAATCCCGTTAGAATTAGGTGTGGGTCCTCAATAAAAAACCTTAGTTTTTAAATTTATGGTCTCGTCAGTCTCATTTAACTCATAACATCAAAATCTTTATACTCGTTCTTTTTACACATATAAATATTTTGAACTCTACATTCGTCAGTAATATTTTCAATGTTACATTGTAATTCATTTAACCAATCATATTTATTATGATACACATCTTTTTGTAAAATTCTTATTACAGAAAAGCCCTTTTCATTCGCACATTTCATTTTATATAAATCAAATTCTCTATTCTTTTCTGGAGATTGCCATTTTCCTATTTGTTCGAAATGTTGTTTTCCGTCGAGTTCCACAATTATTTTTCTCTCTTCTATTACAAAATCAAAGGGCAAATATCTACCTGAAGACATATTTTTACACCATTCAACTCTATATTGTCTTTGTAATGTGTCATATTTTTTTATTAATTTATCGTATAATATTTTTTCTGTTTTATTTACACAGAATGAACACCATACACCATTTGTAACATCACTTAATGGTGTTTCAAAAACTTTATTACAAGTGTCACACTCAAATTTATATTTTTTATTTGTGCTTTTAAAAATTGTTCTAGGGTTTATAGTTTTATCTTGCAAAAATTTGCTTCTATCTACAGACGCAAATGAATTGTCAAAACACATTTTACAATTATTATCATCGCATAATTTTTGATGAGAACAGTAAGAACACCAATGTCCCCCACATGTAATATTTGTTAATACCATTCTTAATTTATGATTGCACACACAATTAAATATAAATGTTTTTCTACTTGCACCTTTAAAAACTTCTCTAGGTGTTAAACTATTTTCATTAGACCAATAAACTGATTTAGGATGTGAAGCAAATGAATTGTTAAAACACATTTTACAGTTGTTGTTGTCACATAATTTTTTTAAAGGTTTACAACAATAAGGGCACCAAGCATTTCCCTGATTAATGTTAAGCAACGAGCTTTCAAAACAATGACCGCATTTATCACAATCAAACCAAATTTTTTTATGGGAATTCAATTTTACTTCATCAGGTCTCAAAATATTTTTATCAGACCAAAATTTAGACTTTGGGTGTTCTGAAAACATGTTTAATTTAGTTTATTACATTATATATCGTCATATTTCTAATACATTTTTATAGATAATTTAACATCATAGATGACATATAAAGTTTTTGTTAATCAATTTATCCTGCCAATACCTTTTCTAAATGTAATATATGGAAAAGCACAGCATATTTTTTTATATATTTCTATTAATTGTCCTTTTTTTTTCTTTAGTTATTTATTATCAGTCAGACGCATTTAATTTAAAATGTATTATTGCATCCAAAGATGGTAACCGTTATTGTGTTAGAGAAAGAGAGAAATTAGAGTTAGCCGCCAACCTTTTAGCCGAAGTTACAAAAAGAATGAAGGATATGGTCCAATACATGAAAGTTACTCACCCTGAAGATCCTAGGTCTGTTCGCCTTGTTGAAGGGTTTAATCCAAAAAAAGTAAGCGAAACATTGCCGACAAGCGAATTAACCGCATATAGCGAAAATAAAGGAGAAAAGCTTGCATTTTGTTTAAATACGACAAAGGACGGTAATAAATTAATTGACATAGATACGCTTACATTTGTCGCGTTACATGAATTGTCGCATATAATGACTGAAACAATTGGACATAAACAAGAGTTTTGGCAAAATTTCAAGTTTCTATTACAAAATGCAAAAGAGGCAGGTATATACAACCCTGTAGACTACAAAAAGAACCCAAAAGAATATTGCGGTATGAAAATAAATGATAATCCATATTACGATTTAGTATAAATGCAAAATGAATACTTTTATCATAAAATTAAATTATTTGTCAAATAATTTAATTAAAAATAATACCTTGCTTTATATATATGTCAATATCAGAAAACCCTAAACAAATAAATACATTAAAAGAGAACATTGTAACACCTTTAGATTATAAACCTATTTACAAAGTTAATAAAATGGTTAACGGTACAATTGATACTATATACGTTTTTAATGGAGATAAAAATGGTTCTAAAAACCAAAAAGAATTATTTAATAGAATATTTACTGAAGAAGAAATCGACATGATACAAAAGCACAAAATAGCTGTCAAATTTACAGAACAATCTATACATTATGATGACAGTATTGGAACTATTAAAATTAAAATACTTATTGAATTAAAAAAGGAATATTCAATTGACGAAATTTATTTATATTGCCAAAAAATAGAACGACTTAATTCCGTATCGGTATATCAATTTTTAACACAAAACAAAAAATTAGAGCTTACCAAAATAAGATTAGAGCAGTTTGTTTCAAACATAGTAAGCGAAGAAAACGGTACTCCATTTACTCCGAAACTGGATAAAGATATTTATACGTTTGATGATATACTAGACATGAAGCTAGAAGACAAACCATTTATTATAAACAAAGTATTAGGACAAAAATTTTTTATAGTCGAAAATGAGTATCCGTTTATATGTAATCCATATGAAGTACAAAATTACGATAATTTTTTCGAAAAAACTGCACGAAAATCCCTTTCAACATTGAATAGCCATTTGCTTTTGAATAGCGGTAAGATAGTAAATAATAATATTTATTTATGTTTAGCCGAAAATGTTTTAGATTACGTGTCACAAAATGATGTTTCAGAAGAAACTACGATAAAAATTTATTACCCTTTTTTGTATAATAAAAATATTAACAACTTGGAAAACTTGGAACAGTCGAAAGAAAGTCTTATAGAAAATAGTAACAAAATAATAAATGAAAAGACTGAAGATGTCTTTAAAACAGTAGATATGTTTTATAATATTTATTATTTGAGAAAAAATGAACTCAACTATGAAAACAGAGGAATTAAGCAAATCAAAGCTATAATTAAACCCGAGTTTGACATAAAAATACCACTAGAAGTAATTTTTAAGATTATTCATGCTACCAAAACAAATCCTTTGATTAAATATAACTCATCCACTAGACAAGAAAACGTATATAGATTATACACAGATAACATTGCAACAGATGGAAGAAAAATTCCTTATCTAAAAAAAGCTACTATTTTTAAACTTATAAAAAATATTGGTAAATCAAAATCTGTTTCTGTCTATATTGAAACGAATGAAGAGGCTAATTTACAAAGTTTAGTCTGTGAATTTGACGAAAATGGCTTTATTACTATTTCGACTGAATTCAAATTATCGGTTAATGAGAGCGAAATAGACACATATTTTAAAAAATATATTAATCCAATAATTACAGAAATTCAAAATTTATTAGAACAAAGTGGCTATAAATTAAAACAATTTACTAGTTTGACGGATAATAATGTAGAGGTTAAAAATATTACTTACGAGACACAAATAGCTATAAAAAAACCGTTTGATATTAAAAGTTATAAAAATTGTATTTCCAGTATCTTTATTAATGAAACAAATATTTATAAAGGAGGCACTTTTTTGCGATTTAAAAGAGTTGCAAATTTTAGTAAAGTAACGAGCCAAGAAGCATTTGTTTTAGAAAAATCACAACAAGGCTATAGAGGTTCTGATATAATTGATGCATTGATGGAAAATTTTGGCGACGACTTAACTAAAGAACAAGCTGTAGAATTGGTAAGAAAAGTAGCAAACGAGATACAAGTAGAGAGAGGGGTCAGAAAAACAGATATTAAAATTAAAGAAAATCCTGGTTTTAAGACTACTGTAAAAGTTAATTCAGAAACAAGTGTTATCACGATAGTTGTAGAAAATATTAACGATATTAACTATTTATCGACGATACCTATTTATTTAGATACAATTGTTCGTTTAACACAAGACAAAACAAGCACAAAATATCCTTCCCAAAATATAAAACAATTATGTTCTACTAGTGAAAAAGAAGATATTGTTATACCTGATATTATTTCTTCTAGCGAAAAAGTTACTTCGGCGAATGAAATTCCTAACTTAGAAGATGAAGATAGTGATGTTGAGTATACAAAATATAAAAATATAAAGGGGCCTGAAAAACCCAAAGGCGCCTTAAGTTTATTTTTTGATGAAGAAGACAATGATGAGTTAGAAGAAGAAGAAGTTGAAACATATGGAGGTGATGCTAATAGCGTTTCAGAGTCATCAGTTTCAAGTGACAATTCTTCTTCAAAAAAAACAATTGAATCGCCTATTATTGTGTCACCAGTAGAATTGCCAGATTTAGAGACAAGTGTAGCGTCTTTTGGGCCTTCACCTATCGCTTCTGAAAAATCTGTCGCTAGTGAAGTATCGGTTCCTTCACCTATCGCTTCTGAAAAATCTGTCTCGAGCGAAGTATCGGTTCCTTCACCTATCGCTTCTGAAAAATCTGTCGCGAGCGAAGTATCTGTGCCTTCACCTATCGCTTCTGAAAAATCTGTCGCGAGCGAAGTATCTGTGCCTTCACCTATCGCTTCTGAAAAATCTGTCTCGAGTGAAGTATCTGTTCCTTCACCTAAAGAACCTACACCAGTATTATCTGAAAAGATGTCTGAAAAATCTGTATCAAGTGAAAAGTCAATACTTCCGAACATAAATATTGAAATAAAAGACAAAAAAGCTGACAAAAAAGAAAACAAAAAAGAAAAGAAAGAAGAGAAAAAAGTAGAAGAAAAAGAAGATGATGAAGAAGAGGAAGAAGAAAAAGAAGAAGATGAAGAAGAGGAAGAAGAGGAAGAAGATGACGAAATAAAAAATATAGATGGTCTAAAGTTAAATAAACCGTATTATTTTCAAACATTAATCGAAAAGAAAGACCCTATTTTAATTTTAAAAGAAGACACACCGCAATATAATGCTTACTCAAGAACTTGTAGTTCCGATAAAAGAAGACAACCAGTAATTTTAACAGATACACAGTTAGATAAAATTAATAAGGAATATCCTGGTTTTTTAAAAGAAGAAGATGTAATAAAATATGGTTCAAATCCTAAAAATAAATTTAACTATGTTTGTCCTCGTTTTTGGTGTTTAAAAAATAATACATTAATCGACCCAAAAGACTTAAAAGAAATAACAGATAAAAACGGAAAAAAAGAGTTAATTCACCCAACTTGTGGAAAGGTTTTACCTCGCGGCGAAAAAAAAGTAAAACCCGGATATTATATTTACGAATTTTACGGAGAAAAAGAAAATAAACGTTATCCAGGTTTTCAAACTGATAAACATCCTGATGGGTTTTGTCTACCATGTTGTTTTGATAAATATAACACTGAAGGAAGAATTAAAGCACGTGAAAAATGTAGTGAAAGCGCAACAAAAGAAGATAAAGTAATAGAAAAACCAAAACAACCAGTAGAAGAAGATGAATATATTAAAGGACCTGAAAAATTCCCTCTAGAACCAGGACGTTGGGGGTATTTACCTGGCGAAATACAAAAAATGCTTCACGAAACTGGTGTAGACTGTCAAGGTAGCAAATCAAATGCAGCCGTTAAACAAGGTAGTCACTGTTTATTACGTCACGGTGTCGAAACAAGTAGCAAACAATCTTTTGTAGCATGTATATCAGACGCAATTTATTTCGGTAAAAGAAAGCTCGACGAAAATAACAAAATAACGAATGCGGTTTACGTAAACCCTTCTATAAAAGAAATGAGAGAGAAAATTTCAAATGCAATAACAATTGACAGTTTTATAAAATATCAAAATGGAAACCTAATAACAGATTTTTATAATCCAGATATTAATCCGACCATTAATAATTATCGTAACACTAAATTATTTTCAAAAATAAAACAAGATAATCCAGAAGAAAAGGCGTACTTTTTAAAGGTTGCATCCGCGTTTGAAAATTTCAAAAACTTTTTAGCTGATGATCAAGCTATAATAGACCATACATATTTATGGGATATTATCAGTATGCCAAACAAATATTTGTTTCCAACTGGTGTAAACCTTATTATTTTTCAGTTACCAAATGACGACATTACAAATAACGTGCAACTCCTTTGTCCTACAAATCACTATTCTAACGAATTTTACGAATCTAGAAAACCTACGATTATGTTAATTAAAGAAGACGGATTTTATGAACCAATATATTCATATAAAAACGAAAATAAAAAACTTATTGTAGCAAAAGAATTTAAAGAATACGACCCGCAGTTGTCAAAAACATTAAGAGCTATATTTAAAGAAATTATTAAGCCTTTTTTTAATACTATTTGTAGACCATTAGATAGTATGCCAAATGTGTATAAAGCAAAAAAACCATTATTACTTTATGATTTAGTTCAAAAACTAGACCAATACGATTATAAAATTATTAAATTAGTTATGAATTTTAACGGTAAAGTAATCGGGCTTATTGCAAAAGAACCTGGAACTTCTGTTAAAACCGGTTTTGTTCCGTGTTATCCATCAGCATTAAACGAAAACCTCAAGAAAAATTTAGAATACGTATTTATGACAGACATAACATTATGGAATACTTATGAAGATACTGTAAATTTTTTAAATAAACTTGAAAAAAGAAGTAAAAAAAGAAAAGAAGCCCCAGATATACATTGTGGTCCAGCATTTAAAATAGTTGAAGACGAGTTGGTTGTCGGAATATTGACCAACACAAATCAGTTTATTCAATTATCACAACCTATTCCTGAAATTGATGTAAAAGCTGAGGTGAATTTACCTTCTATTAAAGACGATAATTATGTAATTAACAGTAAAAAACCTCCAATGATTTCTGTTGATTTCCTAACTAGTAATAAAAATATTTTTGACGAAGAGCGAGTAGAATATGTAAAAAAAATCAAACTCGAAACGAATTTTTATAATGTTTTTAGAAATACCATTCGAATTTTAATTAATGACTATGAAAACGCGAAAATAAGAGAAAAAATAGAAGGTGAATTATCTAAACAGTATATCATTTACTCAGAAAAACTTAAAAGTATAAATAATTTGTTAAGAGAATTAGTAAAAAATAAAATTCAATTTATAGGTGACGATAATTATTATAAGTTAATTAATGAAGTCTCTACGTGTATTGTAAAAAATAGTGAAACATGTTCTACTACACCAAATTTATGCACAGTAACAGAAGACGGAAAATGTAATTTAATACTTCCCAAAAAAAATTTGATAACGAGAAAAATAAATGAGACGATTTATTACGGAAGAATGTCAGATGAATTAATCAGATATAATAGAATTAAGTCATTTATGTTTCAACCACAATCTTATTTATCTTTTGGTAATGTCGGATATAATTTGAGAGACAATGAAATAATTGTTATACAGTCTATTTTAACACAAGAGTATTTTGAAACACTTGTTCCATCAGTTACAAACAAGTATATAAGATATAATTCTTATGATGAAGTAGAACCCATTATTTCGCAAACATATGTAAATACCATTCCTTCTTCTGACTATGCTATAGGAGTAAAACCTGATGTGCTATGTGAAAAAACAACACATAATTCTATTACTTCAAGTATATGGAAAAACTGTTTTCCTGACAAATATAAAGTAATTGAATATGGTAAATATCATTCTTGTACATATCAAGTTATAATAGATTTAATTAAAAAAAAATCTGGTGAGACTATCACTATAAATCAGATAAAAAATGATTTATATAATGAATATAAAAAGTATTTGGAACAACATAAGGATAAAATTATTGATATATTAATAATTGAAGGGAAAAAAACACTTGGCGACCAAGTAATTTCAGAGGCTTTGACATTTGATAACTTTATTTATACTGATAACTATTTTTTAACGATGTTTGATTTATGGATTTTAGTGCAAAAATACAGTATACCAACATTTTTTATTTGCCAAAAATTTATTTTACAAACTAAAAATGAAAAACACGAATTTGTTGGGTACGGTGAAATGGAAGATAAATTCGCATTTATTTTATTACCTAGTTTTAGTGCAGAAAAAATACCTAACTTTAAAATTATAGAAAGTGACACAGGAGATACTTTTATTTCTTTACATAAATTAAACGATGAATGTAAGGAAAAAATCAGACTGGCTTTTGAAAACAAAGTTACTGTAGAAGATTATCTTAAACATTTTGAAAAACCCTCTAAAAAGATTTATTATAAAAGAAAACCCTTAAGGGTGCGTATAGATTCGGCAGAAACTGAAATCATCGATAATGATAAAAATAATAAAAAATCACCTTTAAGAGTGCGTATAGACTCAGCAGAAACTGAAATCATTGATAATGATAAAAATAATAATAAAATAAAAGAAACTGTTATTAAAGAAAAACCAAAAGGCAAAAAAAGAACAAAAAAAACTGTCATTTTAAAAGGCAACCAAAAGACGAAAAAAAATATAAAAAAATTTGTAATAGATAGTTCTCCTACTGAAATTATTTAACTTAATGAATTGTTTTCATCATCTTCAGGTTCTTCTTCAGGTTCTTCTTCTTGGTCTTCATCTACAGGGTCTTCATCTGGCTCTTGTGGGTCTTCTTCAACATTAAATATAAAATGTGGGTCTGGTATATTTATGTCATTTGTTTCATTATAGTTATAATATATTGTTTGTCTACATACTAAATGGTCTGTTAAAAAAGAATTATTCTGAAACTTTTTGTTGTTGAACGTTGTATGTTTATCGTTAAATTCTATAATTTTACCTGCTATATATTTTTTATTATTTTTATTATACTTCATTATAATTTTATATTTTTTTCTCCCGAATTGAGGGTTATATTCATAAAATCTTACTAATAGTTTTTTATACATATGATTTGCATCATGTTTTTTATGCAAAAGTAAAGAATATTTTGACACAATATAATAAAGCAAGTATGGTCTCATAACTTTTATTAGTGTTTCCCTGGGAAAATCTTTGTCAATGTGTATTTCTTTTTTTAACCAATTTCTTTTACAATACGAATTATATGTGTTTAACATAATTAAAATTTCCTTTTTAACAATATTTCCGGGAGACTTGTATACATAGTTGTCTATAGCATATTCTCTTAATAAATAGTCATATTTTTCAGCAAAACAAGACAAATTAAAATCACAGTTAAAAAAATTTAAAAATAATATTGGGATATTATATGTTTTGTGTTTAATAAAAAAATATATATTATAAAGCGATGACTTAGAAAACGGCAAATTGTTATATGGATTTTTTATACACAGAGGCACTGCAAAAAAATTGTAATTGTTTGTTAAAGATGTATGTATCATATTTATCAAGTCATTTATTTTAAATAAATATTTAGATCTATCTTGTAATATAGATATTATTCCATTTTGATTTTCACGTATCTCGTTTAATCCCATATCTACATTTACTACTATTTTCGAATATTTATCTCTGTAAATACGTGCTAGTCTAGAAAATCCATTATAAATTCTCGTTATTTTACAAAAATATTCGACAAACTGTTCTTTTATGTTATCTCCCAAAAATATATTATTCATAGTTTCATTAAAAAAAATGTATTTATTTTGAGTTGTCATTACATTTGTAATTAAAAGACAAAAACGAAATTTTATTAAACTATCACAACTATATTTATTTTCTATATCCAATAATTTTTTTGTTATTAATATAAAAGTGCTCATTTATTTTATGTTTTATATTTAATTTTATATTTAAATATAAATCCATATTATTATTTTTTACACCTTTTTCACAAGTTATGACATTTACTATGAAGTGAAACGCCGATTACTTATTATTTCCAAATTATTTAAAACTGTATCCAAATCATCTTCATCACCTAGATTTTCAACTAAATAATTTGGACTATATATTTTCATTATATTCGGTTCTCTTACTTTTTCCCATAACCATTTTCTTAATTGTTTTTTAAATTTTAAACAATAATATAAATGAC